TTTATCAATCCGGAGAATCTTGCGACGTACGTCGGGTATCTTCCAACGCTGGATGAGGCTCAGAGACGCCTTTGTGAACTCTTGGTTGGTGCAAGGTTGGGTTTGCGTGAAGTCCCCGAGGGGTCCATTGAGCGAGCCATTCGCGCGCTCGAGGATGTCATCGAAGGACTGAAGGTAATAGCGTTTCAGGGATCGAGTGGCTAAAGAAAATTGAGCACTGCTGCTCAATTCCCTCGAGGCGTCAGAGACACTCGACAGTGACTCTTTGCCGCCGTTTCAACATTTCTCATTGCTTGTAGATTCGTCGAATAGCTTGGTCGATGATATGTTCTCTGGATATTACAATCCAAGTCAGGTCTTCTTCGGTAGGATCAGATGTGAAACCCATGGGCGTGTATTTGATGTTTTTTGTAGTTGTAAAGGCCATTTCCTGGGATAGTTCCGCCCTGAACACAGATGGTATTGCTTCTGCATCATCGCTAGTGCTCAGTACGAATAGGTAAGTCCTGATGCCGTCGATGAATCGTACGCGGATACGTACGACGGATTCTCCTGCAGCTGAGGCTTCTTTGAGTATCCTCACCACATCAATGTCCTGCGGAATAGCCTTGAAGTTCCAATGTTGTCTGGGAATGACCGTGATTTGGGGCATGTAGTACTCCTTCTAGTTGTATTATTCCGGACCACTGCTATCTTTTGCAGGTGATCCGACATTCTCCAGCAGAGAACTACTTCAAGTTCTTAGTCATTCACCCCGAGTGTTACGACAACGGGCACATCAAGGATGTGGCCTTCGACCTTGGACTTGACTACCTCGGGGATTGGTACATCCAGTGGATACGTGATCGAATGCGTCCACCGTCTCCGTTTTATCCGGAGGATAGTAAGCACAACAAGTCATTCCAGTACTTACTGAGGGAAAACTTGGTGCAGGCATTTCTTCCGGATGAGCCCATGAAGAAGGCCACCAGGATTTTGAGCAGGCCACGGTGGCGTGAGTTGGTTGAGACTCTACTTATAGCGCAGGCTCCGTTCGACGCTGTCGTGCATGCACTTCGAGTGCGGCACAGGTTTGTGGCTGACGACGCCACGATTCGACTTTACAAGTACTTCTACTGGAACATCGATCTTCTCGATAGCACAGACATGCGCGCTCTGTTGGAACTTCGATACACGGGTGGTTTTCATCCAGCAGGTGAGGACAAGGAAAGATTGGTACAGTTCCCTGCCCTGTCTAAGAACAGGCACAACGATCCTCGAGTCGTGGCGGCCAGGCTCCCAGCGTGCCCCATCTCCTCGGTGTTGGCGCAACTACATTTGGGGGTGATGCCGAAGGGTGTAAACATGGAGGCTGTGGTGCAAACCACATTGATGACTTCGTCCATCAAGACCCTCGAGGGTACCGTGATGGGCGGGCAGAACGGGGCACAGATTGCGCAGGGATTCGCCGCCGTGGCGGAGACCATGACCAGGCTGAAGGAATCCGTGGTCAATCCGGAGACGAATTTGAGGGAAGACTTACGCAGGATCACGGTAGCGACTACAACCGCTGTAGTCCCTACCTTGCGCCAGTTGACCAATGGGAATCATACTGTCAATGTGCAACCCGATGCCAGACCTGACGAGGATGAACCACCGTTGGACGAAGAAGATGACGTCATAGAAGGTGTCGACCTTGCAGACTTCGAAGGAGTGGACCCAGCCGATGCAAACACAAGTGAATAAAGACACTTTGGCGGAGCTTCCCGGAATGGTGGCAAACGTTCAGGATGCGGTGGTAAAGTTTGCCAAGGTGGAGGACTACACCACGTTCGTGGCCGAGTACGCGATGGTTGACGGGGACATCATTGTCCATTTCTTCCCGCCTCGAGAACAGTTCGTCAGAGTGGAGGACGGGTTCAAGCTACTGGATGAGCACATGCTCCGTTGGCAGCGGGCATTCCCTCAAGTGTTGAGCCCAGTGGCGGAGAAGTTCTTTGCTGCCACGCTACCTGTGATCATGGCGCAGTACGTGCCCGAGATGACCAGTTGGTACTTCAAGGCTGGCGGGTTTGCGAGGAGGCTTGATCCGGAGGCTTTTGTTCTTCGGTTTTTTTCGGTTCTTGACCAGGCACTCGACGTAGCCTACGGCCATTCCACTTCTTCTTAGTTTTGGGTGGCGAGTACTCGGCTAGCATTTCGATGTAGCCACGCTTGTGGACGAGTCCAGTCACTTTCCAGTGGGATTTTCTTGCGTAGCTATGGATGTACTTGGCAGCAATTTTCCAAATAGATGGGTCGATCTTTTGAGCAAGTCGCAATGTAATCTTGAAACCCATCCCATCCGGGTTTACGGTTGCTTCATCACCCCAATGTCCATCTGCAGCTCTCTTGAGCGACCCCCACATGTTTTGAGTCAGTACCTGCGGGTTCTTGGTAGGTTCTGGGGGGAACATAATGGCCGCTGCTGAGGTTTATCCGGATGATCTTTCGGAGCATCCTGACGATACTGGGGTTGATGGTACCCCGTTATCTGAGGAGGAGCTACAGAAAATACAATTTGGCGGATACTGGGTACCAGAGGCTGAGAAGTACGAGGACTTTTTCGAGGATGAGTTTACCCCGAGCAGCGTCATCGAAGCCCCTCCGCAGATTCTTCCATCGAGGTTTACCGAGTACGCATTTCGCATGCCCACTCCTGATGGGTATGAGAATTTCTCGTTTGAAGGACGCCGGCATCTTCGTCAAATTTACGACACTCCGATCAAGCGTGTTCTGCTCATGTGCGGGCGCCAGGTGGAGAAGTCCACGCTACTCGGCAATCGATCTCTAAGTTATTGCTGCCTCATTCCGTCCTACAAGGTCTTGTACGTCAGCCCTTCGGCGACTCAGACCAAGACGTTCTCCAATGACCGTATCAAGGAGCCTATTGAAACCAGCCCGGTGCTGCGGGCGTTCACGACGCACATGCTCTCGCAGAATATCTTCGAGAAGCAGTTCATCAATCGCTCGAAGATTACGCTGCGCAACGCCTTTCTAAATGCTGACCGTGCCCGCGGTGTCCCTGCCCACATGTTGGACATCGACGAGCTGCAGAACATCCTGTCTGACAACATACCTGTCATTGAGCAGTGTCTCTCCCATTCACCGGAGGAGATGAAGCGATACGTCTACTCTGGGACGCCGCTCACGCTGGACAATGTCATCGAGGAGTATTGGTCGAATCGCTCCACGCAGAACCAATGGGTTGTCCCTTGTGAATGTACTGGCGGTGAAGGTGGCCGCTTCTGGAACATTCTTGGGGAGAAGAACATCGGGCTGAAGCACCTCATCTGTGAGCGTTGCGGTAAGCAGATTCACCCGATGACCCCTGACGCGCAATGGGCCTGCTCTGTCGAGCATGATCCAGTGCACACTCCATTCGAAGGGTTTCGTATCCCGCAGCTCATGGTTCCATGGCTCGACTGGGATGAGCTCCTTTACAACTTCGAGCATTATGGGCGCAACAAGTTCTACAACGAAGTGCTTGGTATCTCGTACGACACCGGGTTACGTCCTCTCACGAGTGCGCAGATTCGAAATTGTTGTAACGAGAACGTCTTCATGGCAGACGCCCACAAGTACCAGGCAATGGGCTTTGGGCAGGAAATCTTTGCTGGAATCGACTGGGGCACAGGGGAGCACAGCTATACGGTGCTCAGCCTTGGCACATACATCGGCAGCAAGTTCAGGATCTTTTACATCCATCGCTTCGTGGGAGAGGACACAGAGCCTGAACGCCAGCTGCAGAAGATCGAGGAGATTTGCCGGGCTTACAATGTTCGAATCATCGGGGCCGACTACGGTGGTGGCCACTACCCCAACGACTTCCTTGTGCGTCGTTTCGGCCGCGAGCGCGTCATGCGCTACCAGTACGCGGCACGCTTGTCCGCCAAGGTCCGCTGGGAGAGCAAGCTCCAGCGCTGGATAGCACACCGCACTGAGGTAATGAGCGCCATCTTCAACTCGATCAAGCGCGGCACTGTCTTTGAGTTTCCTCGTTGGAAAGAGTTCAAGGCCCCTTATGGCCAAGACATGTTGAACATTTTCAGCGAGTACAACGAGCGTATCCGCATGATTCAGTACGGTCACACAGCAGGTAAAACCGACGACGGCTTTCACTCGATCTTGTATTGTTTCTTGGCCTCCATGATTACGAAGCCGCGCCCTGACGTTATTGCCCCGAGCAAGGATGCCAACGCTGTGGGGAGTGTTTGGTCGTCGTATTCGGGCACAACCTACCAAGGGTGATGGCATTTAGGGTAACTTTGGTGCTTGACACCTAGGTAATATGCAGCATACTCGTCTGTATGCAGGCTTGTGCTATTTGCCAAACGTCATTCAGCCCCACCAGTTCATCAAATGTGTGCTGCTCCAGGGGATGCTCCAAGGAACTGAACGGGGACTTTGTCAGTAGATTCTGGGCCAGGGTCAATAAAGATGGACCAATAGCCCCTGGCATGAAAACGCCATGCTGGCTCTGGACGGGTCGACTAGAGAGCAACGGGTATGCGCGGGTAAAGCGGCAGGATTCCAGAAACCAGGTGTCAGTGCATAGGGCAGCCTGGGAAATGAAGCATGGTGAGGTGCCCGCTGGGATGTGCGTGCTGCATAGATGTGACGTTCGAAACTGTGTACGTCATCTGTTTTTGGGCACGCAGCGCGACAACATGCTGGATATGCTGCGCAAGGGGCGAGCAAATAAGGCGAAGGGAAGTACCCATGGGATGTCCAAACTATCTGAGGAGCAAGTACTGCGTATTTTGAAGCTTCGTGGAAAGGGTATTTCGATTGCTGACTTGTCCTATGATTTTCGGGTGAGTTATATGCAGATAAAGAGAATTTGTAGCGGCGAGTGTTGGGCACATCTGCAAGTGGGTAGCTAAGAAAACAAGGGGCATCCCAAGTTTCTTGTGGTTGCTTCAATTACTGTTGCCGCTGGCCTTGGCCATTAGTTGAAGTACGAATTCACCAACATACATTGCTGCTTCGTGTTGGTCGTTCAACACGACTACTCTTTCTTGAAAGCTTGCAACGTCACGTTGTACCGTATTGAGATTTTGTATTGCTTTCTTCATTCCATTCATGAGCTTATGCTCCTTCCACCTTTCTTATCCCCGAAAGTCGGAGGTTTTAGTCGTTTGGCTCGAGGCTCACCGGGTATAATTGCGCGACCACCGCGTTGGTGACTTCATCCTTAGTGAATGTCCTGCAGGCAGCGGTGTACCCACGCTTTCGCAGAACGTAGAAGTAAGCGACGCATCGTAGGTTCTTTCGCGCAGCATCCATGCAAGAGAACGCAAAGTCTGTATTGGGGTCAGTGGCGTTGACCCGACATAGCATCATCTCGTTTGCCAGCTGGAGGAAGAACTCCCAAGGGCTGTCGCCTGTGGTGTAGTGCTCGACCAATGCCAGGTAGGCTTCGTCGATTGAGTTCAGAGTGGCGGCCCATTCCATGATGGCGCCGGTCTTCCACGTGCGGAGATCTTCCCGTAGGGCTGCGCGCGTGCGCGCGTAGAGTGTGAAGATCGACTCTTCATCAGCGCCGGGACCCCTGTCATGGAGACCGAGCAGCTCGCAGATTTGGGACAGCTTGTCGTGTACAGATCTGGTAGAGGCTTGGGCCTGCATGGCCATGGCGGCGATGGACGGCATGTCGAGTCGACGCATGCGCAGTTCGACCAGGGCGTAGACCTCATCTTCTCGGAACTTGGCCTCCACCCGGTAGTCCGCCGTCTCGGCTGGGAAAATGAATCCCTTACTCACCATCCTCCAAAGGGTACGGCGAGAAATGCCCAGTATTACCGCGGCTTCTGAGTGAGTGAGGAGCTTGTCTTGCCTTCCCATGGGCTGAACCAACGTGCTACTTCTATGGAACGATGTATTGTTGCTATGGAGAGAGGCCAACGCCATGAATGACGCCCCCTTGCAGACCGTTCTTCAGCAACGTGATGCGCGCCCCGTTTCCGGAGAGCACCTCGAAGTTCTTGGTAAGAAGGCCGCTCAGGACTGGACACTGGGAAAGTACGCTTCGTTGAATGATGCCGTCGTGAACACCATCCGTGGGGAACAACTTTCTCCAGAGCAGGTGCGCCGCGTGGTTGAGTTCACCAACAGCGATGCCTACCTGCAAGAATTTCGTAAAGAGTCGAGTGGTCACAAGGTGGTGCATTTTGATTGCGGGCCAGCTTCCCCAGCTCAGGTGCTTCAGGACTTGAACGATGGTGGCGGGGGTTCTCTGACAGATCGGGGAACGCTGGACTATTCAATGCCTCCATCGATGGCGAAGCGAGCCTCAGTAGAGCGTGGCACAACTTCCATGGAGAAGACAGCGGCTGCTGAGGGTGAACTTCCTGAGTTGCCCAAGACTGCCTCGAGGTACGAGCAGCATTTGTGGGAAATGCTGGGCGGTGGACGTGAAACCCCCATGGCATTTGCCGAACCTCTGCGTCCTCTCATTGACTTGAGGTACAAACTGGCTGGCGCGCGCGACACGTTGAGTACTGATCTCGATGGACTCGAGGTGGACTACGCTGACGTGTGCAATCGGCTCTATGGCCAGGTGAAG